GCACGATTCTGCTCGATCTTGTTCATGTTGTCTTCGATAGCTGGGCCCAGCCGCTCCATCGCTACAGTGCCGATCTCCTCGACGGCCTGCATAAAGGCTGCCTCGCGGCCCATCCCAAAGGCTTCCTGGAGTTCGACAATCCTCACCCGCACTTGCGCGGCGCTGATTCCGAACGTGTCGAGGCGCATAATGGACTGGTTGGACATCAATAGCGAGAACTCTTCAATGGCCTGGTTGGTTTCCCGGCCCATCGCTGTGCCCAGCCGCACAGCCATCTCCGTAAAGTCCCCCAGACTCTCGGAGCTGTCCACGAGACCCATCTGTAGCAGGCGTGAGGCTTGCGCCATCGCTTCGGTGCGTGAGATTGCCCCATTGGTAGCGACCATCATTGCTTCGAGGTGCCCCGCTGCGACATCTGCCCCACCGCTGATGTTGGTGAAGGCCCTCTCTGTGCGCTGTGCAGCGGCTCCCAATTCGCCTAGCTCAATGATGGCTTTGCCGATCTTCACGGCGAACCCAATGGATAGGGCGATTCCGGCGCCCTGCAGCGCTTGCGCCATTTTGTCGGTGCTCTGCGACGCCTGCTCTTGTTCGTCGCCCACACCATCCAACTCGTGCTTGTAGCGATTGGCGGATTGCGTGAGGTTGTCAATCTGGACGCGCAGTGCGGCCTGCTTTTGCGGGTCTGTCTCATTCGCCAGCGCATCATTAGCCGCGGCAAGCCTGCGCATGGTGAGGTCTAGCTTGTTGGCCGCGGCTTCCTGCGCGCTGAACGCGGGCACAGTAGCGCTCATTGCATCGGCTACGCGCTGCGCGCTTTCGTCAGCCTGGTTCATCCCATTAGACGCCCGTGAGGCGCTTTGCTCCACGCCCTCAAAGGCGGTCTTGGCATTGTTGCCAATGTCTTGCAGCGGCTTAGAGATGCCATCCTGGACGGACAGCTTCATCTTTAGTTCTTTGGTTGCGCCATTAGCCATTGGTCTGTCGCTCCATGTCCAACTTGAGGATACGGCCAATCAGTGCGTCAGCTTCGGGGTTGCGTGAGAGGAAGTCCGGTGCCGTCCCTTCGCGCTGCGCGCGCTTGAACGCATGCCATATATCGTAGATATTGATGCACACATTCATGTGGTACATCTCGCGTGGGTATTGATCGCGCCAACTACCGGCCTCCGGCAGCGTGCCCCATTGCCGGCAGTCAAGCGCCATCGAAAGGGCGGGCGGCGGTGGACCTTTGTCGTTGACATAGTCCATCACCGCCAGCATCATTCCCCCGGTGGCTTAAAGCTCGTGGAATAGGCGCCCACAATTTCTGTTGATAGCCACCCAATCACGAACGGGAACAGCTCGCCCACGGCGTCTTTGCTCAGATTGCCGATCGCGACATCGTCATCAGGATCGCTCGCGGTGACCTTGACAAGCCAGCCCATCTCCGCAGCCACGCGGACGGTGTTGCCGTTAGACACGATCGCGCTAGGGCTTTCGAGCGCATCGTGCGCCGCCTTGAACTGCTCTACATCCCGCTGTCGCAGCCGTGGGATGGTCAGCGTGTATCCGTACTTAGTCTCTCCCATCGCTCTCACCCTCTTTCAGTCTATACCCATCCGAATGCTGTCAGATCGCCAGTTCCGTTGAATGTCGCCCCTGCCGACACGCCGGCATTAGTGCCCCCACCGGCAGACTGCCCAAAGACGGCGCTGCCGTACCAGTAGTTCGTCAGCGTTGCCCGCGCGGGATAGATGAGCAGGACTTCAGCTATTCCAGACTGCGCGGCATCGGAAAGCGGGTTTGCATCCGCCTGGTCCCAGCCAGAGATACTACCGGACCACTCGCGTTGTCCGGGTCCCTTGCGCACGTAGGCGTCGCCCATCTGCGGCATAGCAACTACAGCCGTCGGCGCGGATATTGACCACTGGTTTGACCCAGAGATCTCTTCGCCACTCACATAGATCAATCCGTTGACTCCCGAGAATGGTGCTCCCATATCAAATTGCCTCCCTCAGTGTTGGTACTAGAATGTTTGTGGCGCGCGCCGCGAATGTGCAGCCCTCGACACGCCGCCGAGACTCCATGGCCATATCCCGGCGCTCTGCCGGATGCTGCATAAAGTAGTCGATCTTATCACGTAACTCATCCCGACCGTGATAGGTTGCTACGCTATCGCCGAAGATGTCCGTCAGTTCTGGTCGGGCGTCATCGCACAGCTGGAAGCCGCCACATGCGGCGATCTCGAAGGCCCGCGGCCCGACACTGTAGGCAGAGGCCGGGTCAATGTATGTCACATCGTCGCCTGACCCGATACAGGTCCGGTGGTGATTGAGGGCGATCTTTGTGCCTGAGTACCAGAGCGGTAGCGTCGAATTGTCAATGATCGAATTGATTTTTTCCTCATACATCGAATCCAGGTTAACGCCACCAATCCGCACATTGTACGGCAGATTTTCCAGGCCCTCAAACATCTTGAGCCGCTCAGGCCATAGCGCACCGTGGAAGAAGACGTCGGTCTGATGCACGCCATTTGTCTCCATCGGGCGATGTGTCCCCGGTAGATAGCTGTGCGGCAGGTAGACGGTGCGCACACCGGTTTCATCGGTCAGCCTGTCGACGCTCCACTTGTCATTGGTGAATGCCACGCAAGCATCGGTGGCCCGCATCATCTGCGCCTGCGGCTCGTCAAGGTACGGAGACTCGGTCAGAATGAACGCGATAGGGATGTCCATAGCCATCAGCAGCTCGTACCCGTGTCTGCCGAAGACCATCCCAGAGACGACCAACGCAATGTCCGGCTTGAACTCAACGGCCTGCACGGCGACGCGCTCACTTGCCATCGTGATACAAGCCCCGTCCGGCATCTCCTTGTCCGGGTGTTTCTCGCGATAGGTCTTGATTGCATCTTGGTAGAACGTCAACGCACCATGATAGGCGAAGGCTCCCAGCACAACGCCGTCATTCTGCTGAAGCGCCAGGTCGTACCCACGCGCTACGTCAAACGTTGAGAATAAATGCCCCGGGTAAATCAGCAAGATTCGCATTCGCTCTCCGGTCTATATGCCATAGCGTACACATCACCGGCGCCGCGGTCTTCAGTGACCGCCACGTGCTCCCAGTCGTGTAGCCATAGGGAAAGCCGGCCCGGCTCGATGTTTTCATAGTGCTCGCCCCCAACCCCGCCTCCCATCACGCCATGCGGCGCCCGGTCGGGCCCGGCAGCCGTAACAATGAAGATTCCGCCAGGTTTTAGGCTGCGATAGGCCGCAGCGATAATGCCCTCCGGGTCCTCCGTGTGCTCTAGCACTTCGCAACTCACCACGACATCAAACTCACCCAGGCCGCAGATGGTCGCGGCGTCGGCAACTACGTCGACGTCTGGTCCGTGGCGAATGTCAATGCCGATGTACTCAGCGGCGTCCTGAAACAGCGCCCTGATGCTGCCATTGACGTTGTAGCTGCCGAACTCCAACACGCGGCTTTGTGATAGGTCGAGCCCGCGCGCAATCCTACGCACGAAGCCATAAGCCTGTGGGTGCATTAGTTCACCACCTCGTATGTAACCTGTAGGATCTCGGTATAGTGGCAGAGCGTGCCTCCGAATAGCCGCGGCTCAAAGGTCTCCAGGCTCGCCGGGTCTGCGTCATAGTATGTTCCCCCGCCGTGCAGTGTGCTACTTGCATCCAGCGCTTCTACTGCGGCGATCGCCAGGGCAACGGCGCTCTTTTCGCTCGCGGCGCTATCGTCTAGCCCCCAGTACATGCGGATGCGGTGGTTGTAGGCGCGCAGCTTTATACCGCCGCCAGCGCCCATCTCATGCCGCACCTGCGGCATTGCCTCCATCGTGATAGTCCAGCCACGGATGTAATCAACGTCCTCGATAGTCGTCTTGAACAGGGCCAGGAATGCCGTCCAGTCCCCGGATGTCCAGCGCTCATAGTCGTGGACAATACCCTCATTGGTTAGGGACTGAATCGCCGCCTTCAGCGTTGTCCTCAGTGCTGTTTCGCTCATATCAGTTGCGCCAGGACCCGCCCCGGCACCTCCTCCCAAATGCGCATAATCGGAAGGGCACCGCGCTCGGATGCCTTGTAGAACATTGCCGCGCCCTTGGTCCCCCGCTGCCCGATGGCCCGCTGAATCAGGAATGCCACGCTGTCAACCTCTTTTTCCGGCACACTCAGCTTACGCCTCACCCATAGGGCTATGGCGTCGCGTGGCGGCCACTTGCCCGGTTTGCGCCCGCGCTCCAGTGGCAGCCCATAGAGGACGCCCATCACGGTCTCGCCCCTGAAGATGGGTGGCTGTCCGTGTATCACGTTGTCTATGCTCCGCCTGGCGTCCCCTGTGACCCCCACCGGAGTCTCGGCAACGGCGAACTGCTTCCAGATGTTCAGGCTGGCGTCCATCGCGTCCAGGACTTCGGCATTGACGAGCGGCTGCGCACTGGTCAGCTCAGCTGCGAAGGCTAGAATCTCGCTCACGTCAACGGTTATATCAAATGCCATCAGCGATTCCCGTGGTACACAAAGCGCCGTCCGGCAGGCCAGCCGGGTGCGGTGTCCCAATCCACGAAGCCGCCCGCAGCGTCTTCCATCCTGCCGTCATCACCGGCCAAACCAAGCGCCTCGCGGTATGCGGTCTCGTAATGCTCAGCTAGGCGCAAGAAGGCGCTATACTGCGCGTTGTGATCCGTGCTGTCAACATTCAGAATCGAGTCGCCGGTATTGGCATAATTCGCAGCGATGGCCCGGCAGCATTTCGCCGTCGCCAGGGCACAAATTGCATAGAAGTGCGCAGTCGGCGTGGCGGTAACCTCGGGTGTCCCACTCCAAGCATATGGCACTGTGTACGTGATCCGCATCTTTTCCGTCGCTGCCGGGGTATGGTTCAGAAGTAGCAGATACGCGATCCCGCCAGCCTCATAGTTATCGCGCCAGTCATCCGGTCCCAGGTACTGTGGGAGGTCGCCGCTGGCGATAGTCACCGCCGGGTATTCGATCTCCGTGACCTGACTGACGCCGTCCACCCAAGAAGTAAGTGAGGCGCTTTCACCTGTCAGTGCATAGTAGCGGGTTGCGGCTCCGGTCACGTCCCCAGCCGCAGTCTGTGGCACGTCGCGGCTATAGTCCTCCACGGCGGCCTTGATCTGCGTGTCGCGGGCGTCACTGTCGTAGATGGTGGTTGAGGTCTTGTCGCCAAGATTCTCGTCAACCTGTGCTCGGAATACGGTCAGCGCTGTCGTCATGGTGCAGTGCCTCCGTTCCAGCTAATCGCGGCCCATGTCTGAATCCCAGCAGCGCCATCGTCATTGATTAGATCGTGGACTTCCTCAAGCGTCGTTATAGGTAGCGGGTAGCCGTCCTGATATGCGCCGGTTGGCGCTGCGTTCGTGCCGCCCACATGCAGCTCAGGCGTGGCGTCGCTCCAATCGTCCTTGCGCGTCCAGATATCGCCAATCATCGCATCTACGGCAGCTTGCGCCATGCCGTTGTCCTTGGCATCGATGTAGGACGCGCCATCTGCAAGCGCGCTCAGATCCAGTGTCGCGATAGCGTTGCCGTAGCAATACGCAGACGTCAGAGCTGTGAGCGTCGATATATCCAGCGCGGTAAGACTGTTGTCTCCGAGGTACAAAGTCGTCAATGCCGTGAGCAGACTCAAGACTATTGTCGTGATACTATTGTCGTAGAGGCTCAGGAGTGTCAACGATCCTGCCAATGGCGCCAATGTTGCGCCGGCTGCTCCAACAAGATTGTTTGCGGCAAGGCCAATTTGCGTCACATGCCCTCCGGCAACCGTGACGCCGTTCCAGTTATTCACCGTCCTGTCGCTGAGCCATCCGGTGTTATTGGTCCAGTTTGCACCACCGGTCGCCTTGTAGAACGCAATCAACGCACCGGCTTCGGCTTGCGGAACATCGAGTGGATGAAACACGCCCATCGCAGCCACTATCCGCACGCGCCTCCTTGCTATCATTACGCCCATCGATCGCTCTCCCTATTCATGCGCGGTCTAGCTCACGCCGGGCGCAAAGCCGAATTCCAGTACGATGTCAGATGCGGCATAGGTATCCCCGGTGGCGTCGGTGTACTTCCCGCCCGTGTAGAAGCTCGTGCCACTGGATGGCTTGATGATGGGTGAATCGAGATCGGAAACCGACTTCTGCACGACGCTGAAATTGGCGTAGTCCACATAATCACCCGCTGCG